TCTTAAGAAGAAGAAGAAAGTAGGGGTAGAAGAAGGTCTTACTTCTGCATATGAATATGGGAAGGCTAAGATTAAACAGGCTTACGAAGCAGCTAGTAGACCAACTGGAACAAGCGCGCTTATACCTACTAAAGCCAAGGCTGCTGGTACACCGACAAAACCTTATGAAAGAATGCGTACTAAAGTAGTCGGTAGACCAGCTTACGAAACAGCGGGTTCATACCCTGCTGCTAAGAAGACTAGATCTTCTGTTGGTGGTCCCGGTGCTGCAAGAGCATTGGAGGATAGACCATCAGTATCCGCTACTGCTGCAACCGCTGGTCCGGGTAGAATGGGTAGTCAGACTATTACTGTTCCTAAGAGAATCGGTGTTAATGCCGCTCCTCCCGGTGGTCCCCCTTCAGGTGCAAGACCGTCAGTAGCCGCTGCTGCTGCAACTGCTGCTTCCGCAGTTAATAACAAAGGGGCTGCACCAAAAGGTACAACCCCTGCTAAGCGTTATAAGAATGCCCGTGAGAGACGTATGGCTGAGAGGTACGCTATCGGTACTTCCGGTAGACCTCTCTAAGATTAGAACTCGTACATATTAGCCATGATACGGGTCTTAGCTAGTTCCAACTGGAGGAATACTTCCTCTGGAGTTAGCTCAGAAGACCAGCTAATGCGGAAGTGTTCATCACTCCATCCAACTAGGATAAGGCTATCGTAGGATACGCTGCCAGCCTCTTTAAGAAGCTGTTTAGGATTAACCCCTTGGATCTTTTCCGAGGGGTTATTCTTTTGCACCAGCTTTACAACCTTCTCATTATCGTCACTCATGATGTTAGATCCACAATCTCGCAGGAACCAGCAGAGCAAGCAGCAGTCATACTAGACTTTGTACTATCTTCAGTCTCATAGTCGGATAGCTTGCTCCAGTCAATTGTAGTAGGCATAAGATCCTTCAACTTATTGTACTCCTCTTCAGTGCAATCCTCATAGGGTGCTTGCTTATAAATGTGGTCTGAATGAGGAAGGAAGGACAGACCAGAAGCAATATTGAAGTTATCATAAAGCCAAGAGCCAACTGATACCCATTCATCAGGCTTTACAGAGACGGTGATAGACGGTTTATGCTCACACCAGAACTCAGCGTAGATCTTCCAAAGGTCAAGATGCTCCTCTGCCGAGAGATCATGGCGGGTGATAGCACCAGACGGAGCCTTAACAGGGAAGCTGAAGACAGTCGTATGGTCAGGCTTCATAATGTCAGGCTCATTCGGAATACCCATATCCTTCATGAACTGGGTAATCGGGTCTTTATTGTCTCCACGGACACGGCGAATGTAATATGGGTTATGCCGTGGATGAATACCAGAAGCGGAGTCAACAAGCTGGGATACTGTACCACTCGGTTTGACACAGGTAATAGCAGCAGAGGTGGGAATACCAAGCTTCTCAGCCCACTCCCGGTTAGTATCAATCGCTGCATTCTTCAGTGCAGTTAGAGCAGCGGTAAGATTACCAAGAGGGTTAGTACCGTTAAGGATATTATGGTCCATAATACCAGTAAGAGAAACACCAAGCAATCTTTCTTCCTCTGTATTCTTTGTCCAGATCTTCCTGAGATAGGGGAAGTGGGTATAAGTAGCCTGAATAGTACCAAGGATAGTAGCAAGCTTAACCTTGCGCTCAAGGTCTACAAGGGTATCTTCTGCACGGACTACAACCTCAGTGAGATTGCAGAACTGATAGGGACGAAGGATAATCTCTGAGCAAGGGTTAGTGCCAAACTCATGGTTAGGATCACGCCTACCGTTCTTACCCGTATGCTTCTGCGCTGCAACACGGGAGAACATACCACGCTCACCAGTACCAGAGTCTACAAGAGAAGCCCACTCATGGAGGAATGTACTCGCATCAGGCTTCTCAGTATAGGCTACAGAGTTGTTAGCGAGGGACCGCTGGGGATTAGTCTCCCAAAACTGTCCAGTCTTAGCATTACGCATACGGTCATCAGAGAGGTTAGAGAGGGAGATCATAGCTGAGCGGCGTACTCCACCGACTACGACAACCTCACCAATCTTGCACATAATGTCATGGCACTCAAGACTATTAAGCTTCCTACCAGCAGCATTCTTAAAGATGGAGACAACAAAACGGAACAACTGGTCAAGAGGTTCAGGTCCAGAGGCACGGCCACCGAAGACTTTAAGGCGAGAGCCAGCAGGACGGACCTTGCTCATATCCCACTTAGGGATCTCACCAGAGTAGAGGAGAGAGATAAGCTGGCGAAGGGCTTTAGCCCAACCTTCCTTGCTATCGGCTACAACAATTGTAGTCTGAGACTCGAACATCTTCTCGGGAACTTCCGGAAGCTTACTAACATACTGACGCTCGACACTGAAGCCTACACCAGTGCCACACATAAGAATAAACATAGCCTCATCGAATGACTTCATGTCATCGACGGGGAGATAGGAACAGTTATAAGCACAGGTGTTATCCCTGTCGAGAGCCTTACCGGCAGTCATCATAGCCCGCATACTGGGCATGATCTCAAGGTTGAGGATAGCATTACGGATCTTGTCGTAAATACCACGATCCTCTGATTGTATCTTTTTAGAAACTACATCCTCCATAAACCTATCGACAGTCTCTTCCCAAGACTCTCGGCGGTTCTCTTCTTCAATCCACCGGGAGTACCGGGAGGTAGCAATGAAAGTCTGGTAGTCAGTTGGAAGTGTCATCTTCTTCATCTCTCTCGTATATGTTTCTTATATCCAGCTTCTGTCTCTTATAGTCTTTATCAGATTCTTTTATCCTCTGCCTGTATTGCCCCTCTTCCAACTCTTTTGCATATGGGTTTCTTTGACTAACCTTCTTCTGAAAACTTTTCTTTCTCCAGCCCATTGTCAATCTCTTTGATCCGTTCAAGCTGCTCTATAATGATATCCTCGAACCTATCGTAGAACTCTTCTACCTCTATGTCAAGTATCTCGACTAGTTCGTAGACAGTAAACCGATCAAGGATAAGCTGCTTAATCTCGAAACTCATTCTTAATTCTTTCAATTGAAATAAACTCGAAGTCGTACTGTCCCTGAGAGACATTACGTTTAATGACTACTCCCGGCCACCACATCTTATTAGCTTGTCCTGCATATTCATGAATACGATCTACATAGCATCCCACGACAAGGCCCATAACTCTTCGTCCGTCAGGTGCTGTTCGCTCTGCAAAATCTCTAGTGTGAGTGTGACCTTGGGTACAAGATACGAACTGTTTCGTAAGTAGGGTGAAAGCTTGATGTTCTCCACTCGTAGCTCTACCCATAACGCCTGTTGGGAAGTAGTGCGAGTAATATACACCGTCCACTTCAACAGGCTCCAGAAAAGGGTAAGCCTCCCAACCAAAGTCCTTGTATTGAAGATCTTCAACCGAGATAGTTCCATCCAAGACAGCATCTTTCTGGATAGCTTTTTCAATCCTACCATAGTCATGGTTCCCTGTTGTCATGATAAAGCGGGGAAGCTTCTTCTTCGTATCTTTTATAGGCTTGAACATCAGTTCTTGTGCATGGGTAGATGCTTCAATATCCTTCTTATACCGCCGTCCCTCGAAGCCCTTTGTACCCCTATCGTAGGAGCAGAGAGAAGGCATATCAGCCCAATCACCAATACAAATAACAACATCAGGCTTTACTGATGCAATCAACTTACCAAGGTAGGTAAACCGTGACAAGTCCTCATCTGGTGTAGCGTGAGGATCAGGGATAATCAAATGAGTCTTCGACATCAGTCTCTCCAGTTGAAGGATTAAGTAGCCCAACTGCTACTCTTAGATCTGTCTCTATCTCAGAGACAATATTATACCACTCTTCATCAGTGTAGAATGTTCCATCATCGTCCACTATCTCGAAGTACAGTCGAACAAGGGATCTCAGTTCTTCGTAAGATACTTTATACTCAGCTTCTATTGCCATTCTACATCTCCATAGTGGTGCTGGCGGTAGGAATCGAACCCACGACCTGATGATTACAAATCAACTGCTCTACCAACTGAGCTACGCCAGCGCCTACCCTACACGACTCGAACGTGTGACCCTCTGCTTAGAAGGCAGATGCTCTATCCTGCTGAGCTAAGGGTAGTTAATCTGGTACTCTTCCGTAGCCTTTCTTCGAGGATAGATATAAGTAAGCTCTCTTCGCCATACTAACGTCATCCCGAAAGATCCTTCCTAACAAAACGTGATTACATCGGTAACATAATAGCCCTCTGATTTCTCCGGTACTGTGATTGTGATCGACTGCAAGATTTCGTTTGGGTCTAATTTTGTCAGGAGATCTGTTACAGATTGCACAACATCCTCCTTGGATTGAAAGAATATTGTTGTACGCATCTCTAGTAAGGCCGAACTTCTTAAGGATTTGTTTCCATCTTGAGGGTGAATCATTTAGTTTAGACCTCGACTTCGGGGACTTCTGGTTCTTTTTCGACATGAGTTAGCCAAACTGGTCCGGTTGAATAGACAAATTTACGAAGTCCGACATCACTCCAGCATTCCTTCTTAAAGGCACAGTAGGAACACCCAGCGGGAAGCTTCAAGTTACCAGACTTACCCATCGGCTCTGGCGAGAAGCACCTTTCGGGTGGTGTATCTTTATTTACAACATCTTTAATATATTCAATTCTTTTTACAATGTCAACTTTATCTTCATCTTCCAGTGGCATAACAGTAATGTTACCATTCTGTTTGTCTACTGCAATGTAAGCACCATCGTTAATACCAGTCCCGTGCATATACCCGGATAGCTGGGAGATGTAAGCGAAGGGATCATCGTTGCGGAGAGTACCGTCTTTGAACTTCTTAAAGGAATGGGGAGACGTACTCTTTACATCAATCAAGACACCATCGACAACGCCATCAATGTGACCAACAATGTCACTAACAACAACTTGCCGCTGTCTATCTGATACTGAATGTCCTGCAACTTCTGCAAGAAAGAGGACAACTTCTTCGATAAGATCTCCGTATAGAAACTTGAGATATGTCGGACCATTGAACTCTTCCTTTTCGACAGTAGAGTTGACCTCATACCAGAGCATACGGGCGGGCTTACCTACGTTGGACATACGAAGAGTACGCTTCTCTTCCTTCGGTCTAAGCCTATCTACTATGAGACTAGCGAGACGATTACCGAAAGCTAGAGAAGCTTCACGAATATCAGCCTCAGTACCTTCTTCAAGAAGCTTATAGATATCTTCGACTAGGGTATTAATTGATGCCAAGGTAATTCTCCAGTGCCAGATATCCACCAACAAGTCTACCGTTGTGGAAGATTTGTGGTACGCTTTTTAGATTAGATTCTTTTAGAAAGATCTTTCCAGTTTCATCATCCGTTATATCAAACTCAACATAACTACTATCATGCTGCGTTAGAAGTTCCTTAGCTCTCGTACACCAAGGGCAATCGGGCTTAGAGAAGATGATGAACTTCATCGCTTATCACCATCGCCTTGGATCTTACCCTCTGCTTTACGCTTACCAAGCTTCTCAAGGTTATGCTCCGCGATAGCATTAAGAGGAAAGCCATGATAGTTAGCGAGGCAGGAGAGATACCAGAGGACATCTCCGAGTTCCTTAAACATCAGTTCTCGAAACAGTGGAGTATATCCAGAGAACATATCACTGCCATCCCAATAGCGGCTATCGTGCCTAGCAACCTTCTGCATCAGTGACATAATCTCACCGACTTCTGCTGCGAGACCATAGGTAAGATGCTCTTCTGTCCCGTAGAGAAGAGTATCAAGAGCCATCTTCTGGTACTCATCAAACTCCATTGTCATCAAGCTCCTGAATAAGACGATTGAGATACCACTGTGCTTTCTTAAGATCTTCGAGAGGCTTCTTCTTATACCTCCAGCGATGGAGATACTTCTTCGTATTCCCTTCGAGATAACCAAGGTAGTTATCGAATGGCATGTTATCTTTCAGATAGTCAATGCACTCGACTTTACCGTTATTATAGTGGGAGGGGGACTCCACAGAATACCCCAACTTAATCCTATCCATCTCCTCCTTAGTCATAAACATCTTGTTTATTTCTTCGGGAGTATAGTAATCCCACTCTTCCGTCATGCTTCAATCTCAAATGTTACATCCTTCTTACGGCTCTTCGGAGCAACCAACGGAGGAGGGAGTGGTTCATCTCCTGTAGTCTCTTCCATCGCTGATGCGAACTCATCGTTAGGCTTCTCGTAAGCGACAAGTTCAACGATCTTCATAGCACCGAACTTCTTCTTCTTATTCTCCTGATCCCAGTCGATCATCTTCCCAAGCTTGATAACCTTACCGTACTTCGGGGTATCGTAAGACCGCCAGTATACGATGCACTCAGAGTCGTTACCAACAAGTGCCTTCGTGCGCTTACCGTTCTGGTCAATGACAACCATCTCGGACTCATGGCCCTGAAGATCGACGGCAGAGTTACGGAGGGTGATGTACTTACCACCGTTATTAATCCGCTCCTTACCATCCTTAATCTTCTTGTCCAGTCGCATGGAAATAAGGGTCTTCTCCATCTCAGGAGTTACCGCAAGGTTAACCTCATAGTTACCGAACTGAGAAGGTTCCTGTACATGGGCGAAGTAAACCTTGGTGCGAAACTCACCAGTCAAAGTCTTCGTAGCAGTAGCCATTGTGTAGTTCTCCAGTTGTTAATAGTATTAGTGTAGCAGATTCAAAGAAGATGTCAATGGGTTTCAGCCCAATTGTTACCTACTTTGTATTCACCGTCGAGGGGACAGTTGAGATTGAAGTATTCACCTGTATCCCGAATAGATTGCACTTGCAGTTTACCCAGTTCTTCTGCCCGATCTTCCTCCACTTCTGTTTGCCATTCGTCGTGAACCCAAACAACCTGTTTGAATTTGATATTCGATGCATTAGTAAACCAGAGGTAGTTAGCCATACGCATAATGATAGTCTCACCACCTTGGAGGTAGACGGAGAGGGACTTGTGCTCGGACTCAATCTTGATACGCCGTCCGTCTAGACCGACAAGGTATCCCCTCTGCGCTGCCATAGCTGCCTTCCTCTTCAGTTCTTTCAAAGCAGGAATGCTGCGGAGGAAGTTATCCATAGCAACACCAGCCTGTTTGACAGTACACCCGAGTATCATAGCTACCTTAGCCTGTCCTGCACCGAGAAGCCAAGCGTATATAAAAGTCTTCGCTGTCGGTCTGTCTTTGCAGAACTCACCAAGGGCTTCCTTATTAAAAGTGTGGATGTCACCCTCCAGCAAGGTCTTCGTATACTCAGGGTCATTCATGTAGTGGGCGAGTACACGAAGTTGTATTCCAGCAGCATCTGTTCCAACCAGTTTAGAACCTCTTGGGACAGTCCAAGCCTCTCTGCATTCATACGCATATAATCCAGATAGGCCACGCTCTGATGTGATAGAGGGGATGTTTGCCATGTTTGGGTTTTGGTGACTTGCTCGGTGAGTAACAGTACCGGGGACGATAACTTGTCCGTGGACTCTGCCATCTCCGTCCATTCTGTCGAGCCAGTCTTTAGCAGTCTTCCATCTTGTCTCAAGGATCTTCCACTTCTTTAGATCTTTAATACACTCTGGCATATCGGAACCATCTGGCATTGTATCTGGAATGGTAGCCAGATTCTCAGGACAGATCTTCCAACTCTTCCCTGTCTTCGTAGGTATTACAGGCTTCCATCCCAACTCGTTAAGTCTTGAGACGATCTGCGATGGCGAGGCGAGGTTGAAGTACTCGACAGAATCCTTAAGCCGCTTACCTGTTTTCTCAGAGTACCGTTCTGTAACGATTGGTGGAAAGTATTTAACCACCGCTTCCTCAATCCGATTAGCTTCTTGCAATGCACCTGTATAGATCTCCATAGCTACGTTCTTATCTAACAAGAACCCATTCCTAATCTGTTTAGAGATTATAAACTGGGTGGCATGTTCGAGGCGTATCGACTCACTGGAGAAACCTTTCAAGTTCTTATTAAGAAAGGTATATAGTTTCTCAGTTATCTTTACATCCTGCTTGCAGTAGACCTTCATCTCCTCCGAGTATTCGGAGAACTCTTTGAAGGCAATCTTCCCTTCACCAAGACGCGAACCCCATTGTTCGAGGGAGTGTCCGTCAGCAAGAGTTGGCTCCCACAACCTTGACATAACAAGAGTATCTGACTGGTTCTTGAGTGGGATACTAACTCCCCACAGTCTGGACAAGACAGGGCTATCGAAGGAGATACTGTTGTGACCGATCCATTCAGCGTCATCGTTGTCTTCGTAAAAGGACCGGAAGGTATCTGCATCTCTGAAGATGTAATACCCAGCCTGTCCGTAAACCTTCGCAACAAGGAGGTGAATCTTTTTAGCATCAAGTCCATCAGTCTCTATATCCCACACTATCTTCCTTCGGTTGCCAGTCGGGGTATTCATCTTTCTTCTTCCTCATGTACAAAGCGAGTGCCTCAAGCAGGATAGACAGTTTGAAGATAGCATCCTTACCATCCTGCCTGATACTCGGAGGATTACTCGGGACTAGGTGACTTTCGATGAAGTCATTAGCAAGTTGGAAGAAAGTAAGCAGTTCTTCCTGATCGTCACAAGTAACGTACACCCCATCTTCATTCATATACGCTGAGATGAGAACATCAAGCCTCATTATCGGCATCTTCTTTTCCTCCTACTGGTTCATCGGGCTTCTCTTCAATGAGTCTACCAGACTCTGTATGATACCGCAAGTGTGTAGCAAGACCAGTCATACCACTGAACCTGTTCTTAACAACCCTTACCCGAACGATGTGTCTCTCGGCAGGATCGTCGGCTTGAGTATTCCTCTCCAGACCAAGTATGATATTAGACAACTGCCCAATACCGGCGGTCCCACGGATATCAGAAAGGCTAACAGCAGCACCCTCTTCATGCGATTGCCCATTCGGTTGCCTCCTAAGATGAGCAGCCATAATAATGCAGATGGATAGCTCGACAGTTAGTGTCTTCAGTTTCGTAGCAATCTCATCCAACGCTCTGCGCTCATCACCGTTGCTCTGGTCTGAGACTACAATAGATATATGATCAAGTACAATATACTTGCAGTCCAAAGCACGGACAAGATAACGGATAGTACCGAGAATACGATCAATACTGTTGCTCCCGAAACTATCATACAGAAAGATCTTACCAGATCCGACAGTGGCCTTGTAGGCATCATCAAATTCATCCTTTGTATATTCTGCATCGGGGAGGTAGAGACGCTTATTAGCATGGACTGACATGAGACCAAGACCAGTATCTCGGATAGGCTCTTCGAGGAATAGCATACCAAGATTGGCAGAGGTGTTATTCAGTAGTCCGTATACTAGCTCTCTGAGGAACTGTGTCTTTCCCACGCCAGTGCCAGCAATGAGAGTAACAAGTTCTCCAGTTCTGAGTCCATAGGTGTAGTCATTGACACCATCCCAAGGGTAGTTGACAGACTCATACTCAGGCTTTCGGAGGAGTAGATCATAGATGCTTGACCCGGATACAATACCATCGGGAGTGAATGGTCCCGCTGTCCTGTGCTGCTCATAGAACTCCTTAATGTTATTGTTCTGAAGGTAATCGGAAGCATCCTTATGATGGGACAGCTTCATGATCCTAACCTTCTTCGGATCGAAGAGACTAGCTGCCTTAACCTGTGCTTCCTGTCCAGCCTTGTCATTATCGAAGGCGAAGACAATCTTCTTAAAGGTATTTACCCATTCGTAATTCCTCTTCAAATCTGCTACAGCAGTACTGGCAGAGCAGACGGAGACAACTGGTTCATTCAACATCTGATAGGCAGAGAGTGCATCTAGTTCACCCTCGACAATCGTTACCGTATTACCACCAGACGGGAATAGATTCTGCCCGAACAGTTCCACACCACCGGGAGATCCAGACCAAGGGAACCCAGCCTTATCAGGGAGCCTAGTCTTAACAGCAGCAAGCTTACCATCTTTATAGTATGGGTAGTAATGTTTATCATCCTGCTGTAGTACACGGTAGAACTCGACAGTCTTATAGGTTAGCTTCCTATCTGATATAGGGGCAATGTCACCCCGCATCATGACAGGAGTGTTAGCCATACTCGTCATCTCTTCATTTCCTTTGAAGTACTTGTTGCAGACAAAGCAATACTGATGATCTCCGTAGTCGTACAGACCGTCACTCGACGTCCCACAGGGGCAGGGTTGGTGCTTCTTCATTCTCTATATCCTTAAACAGTATCGTCCGTACTACTGCGTTGGAACACTCAGCACAGGGGGAGAATGTTACTAACTTCCCCTTTCTTTCTACCCTGATTTCTCCATCGGGGCAATCTTTATTGCAGATGTAGCATCTCATTTAGACTTATCACTCATGCGTCACCTTCTTCATTTGGAATATACAGTTCAAACCATTGTGCCCATCCGCAAACGCTTTCTCTACGTTGCAGATCCGGCCACGCATTTATCGCAGCAGCTATCGCCCTGTGCATCGCAAGGGCATCGGGGGCCATCATTGCTTGCCATGCCGCCTTAACGGACTCTGGCGGTACCTGGTCAGGACGGATCATGCGTCATCTCCCAGCGCGGCGCGGGCTTCTTCAGAACTTTCAACCTTCAGCAAGTCAGCACCCTCCATAATCAGATCATCACAATCGTAGTGCGGATAGGACATTAGCAGGCCCTCGGGCAGGGTTCGCTCTAGCTGGTTTAGCTTTCCGACATTTCGCTCAGTCATACTTAGTATAATGGCATAATTTCAAACCAATTTCAAGGTTCGAAACGAGGCCCTTTTGCGTAAGCACGGACATCGAACTCACGATCAATCATGATCTATCTCCTTCATGCTCTTTATCCATTGTGCTGGTATAGCAAGCCTTCTGTTCGTATGCAACTGATTATCCTTATCGGATGAGACATCAGCAGCTAGTACTACCTCCGTATCATCAGTACTCAACAGCCACCCAATGCTGGAGACAAGATCAATCTTGCTTGTACCCTTCCCAATCTCCCACCCCGAGTCGGTAACAGCATCAACCCACTGTACCAGTACCAGCTTAGGTGGTTCGTCAGGTTTCACCTTCCTCTTTACCAGTCGTTTCTTCTGAAGGACTAGTAACCTTGAATTGTTTCTATCCATATGTCTAACCTATTGTATACCTATAGTTATACCTGTACTTCACCCGGCTGGGAAGTAGATTGTATCCGATTCCCGCCAGTTGTAAAGCCTAAAATAAAGTCCCTGATTTCAACTAGTTGGTTGAATGTAGGCGTTGGTTCCTCTTGGTAGAAGTGGTTCTCCTGATCCATAAGGTACAACCGATAGTCGAGTGACTCGATTATCAGATCAAGATCCTCTTTCATAAAGCTAATCCAAGTGATGTCCTTCATATCCTACCCTTCCTTCTTCACTCTGTACCACATCGTATCAGACAGTCCCGGTACGAATGGAACTGACGGGCGAGTATCCCTATCGTGGATAGACTCATTCGCCTTTGATCTTTTGTAGTAACTGTTCCTGTTGATTTTTAAAAGATGTTTATAGACAAGGGCCATTGCCTGATTCTTCGTAAGGTTAAGCTTCCTTCCAATGTTATTGTAAGACAGCCCGTTCCTGCGTAGACGGCACACCTCTTTTATAACAGCCTCTGAATGGTTAGTCATCAGCCCCAATCCTTATAGTCTCCTGATGCGTGTTGCTCATCCCATCCTTTAAGGTACTCAGCGTATTCCTCAGTACCCTCCTTCAACTCAGTCTTCACTCTTGGGTAAGTACTATCATCCCAACAGTGTGGACTAAATGCCCTGCCATAGTAGGCATCTGCACTACCACGATCATACGGACCACCGTGCTTATAGGTCTTCATCTTATGCTACCTTTGCGACTCGGTTAATCTGAATGTTGATCTTCTTCTTCGGTGTATGCAGTGGGTATAGGATGAGTGAGACACCCTTATCCCAACAGGCACGACAACTATCACACTTGCCACCTCTTGTATACGCCTCACATGCGACAGCGTTATTCCATCCTACTAGATCAGTTACCTCTTGCACTACGACAGAACCATGCTCCTCTGTATACTCACCATGCGTACTCGGTGATGAGTACCGGACACTCGCATTCGGTAGTGACTTGATACGATCCAGCCAATACCTAATCTTCGGAATGGTGTAGCTCTTCGTCGGTAGCCAGTGCTTGCACCACGGTGTACGCCTGATGACTTCGTATATCTTCTGAGCTAGTGCTGTTGAGTATACATCACCACTATCGAACCATCGAAAATATCGTTCAGTATCAAGGGCTTGCACCATTTCATCCGCCCACTCAGTACGCTTCCAATCCTTCCTGTTATGCTCCCGTGGTAG